CGCTATACATCTCCAATTCTCGCACCGGGTGTTTCCATTGCCGGATTGTCGAGGAGCCAGATATTCAATGCCTCTGTTGGGGCCGGTGTATAGTCCTGTGTGTGCCTTGCTTTGACTTTACGTCTGATGTGCCTTAATGTGTGTTGTAATCAGTTAATAGTTATCTATCTTTTAATGCTTCTCGTAAGATTTTTGAACCACCCACTCTTACATTGATAATTCCGTTATAATATTCGTCAGTTTCGAGAACTTTACGTTTAAATTGTTCTTCTGCTTCGAGATAACTTGCAACGCCTCTGCTTGGACAAAAGTATAAAATTTCTCTTTTAAACTTGTCTTGCCCGAGTGCTAATACATCTTCATTTAAATGATCTGAACTACCCCAATATGTACGCCAGTCACTTTCTTTAGTGCCACGTCTTTTATTCTTCTTGCCTTTAAGAGGGGGTTTAGTTGTTTTGAATTTTGCTAACTTTTTACCAACATATTTTTTATCGTTAGTTAGGTTAGTAATCAGGTAAACAAACGCTTCGCAATCTTCTGGTAACTTGTCTACTTTTTTATTGTTAAATGTCCATTCCATATAGTTAGTTATCTTGCCACAACACTATGGATATACTTATTGCGGCGTACTGCATCAAGGTCTGGATCATGTGTTAATTTGCCTAACGGAATATAGCCTATTGCAAGCCTTGGGTCTGATATATCATATGGCAACGGCACCTTTGCTTGTACACACCATCGCTTAATAGCAGTTATTGTTTTGTTTGCATTAGTGAATTGATCGTTACTAAACCATGCTAATAAATCATTCTTTAAGATGCTGGTAGGAACTATGTGCTCTGCAGGAATATGCTTATCTTGGTCGTACCATAATTCCATAGTATGCTTACCTACGTGTGGGTAATTCATATACAAGTGATTAGTTAATTTAGTAGGCGTAAACAACGTGTAGTCGTCTGTGTGCAACGGTTCGCCATCATCTTGAGTACTAAACAGAAACCGTGTGTTAGCATTTGCTTTTAAGTCCTCTATATGATGTAAATGGTAGTTAAACATACTTAACCAATGTCTTAATTCACCATGAGTGTCTTTAACTAAATCAGGAAAATTAACATGCAAAGTGTTTAAGTCATCTATGTGGTCTTTGAATTGATCTGGTAGTAACCGCTTGATATGTGTTATAGATTCAGTAAGTTTTGATTGCACATCATCTTCGCTTTCGCCAAAATTATAAAACTGTGTTCTACTAACAAATTCTAAATCAAGTGTTTGAAAACGGTGCCACAGTCTTTCAGCAACACGGTTATCAAACAGCTCGTATGTTAGTTTATAATTTGCTTCGTTACCGAGATATATGTCAAGAAACATATTCCGTATCCGTGTTATATGCAGTAAAGCCGCCTTCCTTAACGACAGTTAGTACATTATTAACACGACCTACAAGTTCTTCTTTATGAGAAATAAGCATTATATTTTTGCCTTGATCTCTGTGCATTTTCTTAAGAATACCGAGAGCGTTTTCTACTCCCATTGAATCCATGCCTGAGTCTATTAATTCATCAATACATAACAAGTTCATTGGCCTATTTAAACTTTCATACATATCTCTGAATGCCCATGATAGTCCTAAAATAAGTCTGTTACGCTCACCTCTACTTAAATTATCAAAGTCTAAGTCTCTGCCGTACTCTGTTATTTCTACGCCTAAGTCACTTGCAAATTTAACATCATGTGGTAAGCCTAACTTGTCTAAGTAGTCTGCTAACCTGTGATTTAAGTATGCAATATTTTGATCAATAATACGTTTACGAATAAAACTGTCTTTACTGGTTAATAGTTTGTGCAGGAAGTCCTGATGTTCTTGTAAGTAAGTTAATTCGTTCATTAAGTCAAATGTAATTTCTTGTAACCCAGAAACTTTTAGTCCGTTAATTTGTTCAATGTAAGGATTAATTTCATTAATTTTTTCTTCTAACTGCTCTCGCATTGTTTCTAAATTATGTTTGTGTTGTAATGCATCATCTTTAGATGCGTAAAATAATGTAGGCTTACTCGGTATAATGCCTACCTCTGTAATTTTCTCATCAGTAGTTGAAATTTTTAATCCAAGCTCTTCCCAATGTGCTGTTTCGTTAACAATTTTTCCTTCTAACTCTTTTGTATACTTTTCATGTGTATCTAAATGAGCAGTACCTTGTTCACAAGTAGGGCAAATACCTTCTAATGCACTTGTTAGGTTTACTTTTAATTCGTCTAATGATGTGGTGCTTCTTGTAAAACTTGCTAATGCTGTTCTGTGATCTTTTTGTAAATTGTACAGTATAGTTTCTTGCTCGACTAACGTCTGTAATAATGCATGGCTTTCAATTTCGACTTCAATATCAATTTGTTCAAAGTTAAGTATGGCTTCGCCAACCTCATTTATTTTTTGTTCTTTATTACGTTCCCATGCCTTACTGCGACTTTCAATTTCTTTAATATTTTTGTCTATGCGTTGGTTACTATCTTCAACTGCTTTAATTCTAAACTCTTCTTCTTTAATACCATCTCTTGTAACCTTTTGTCTTTCTTTTAAAATTTCGGCTTTTGACGATAGCTCAGTAATACCTAACAACTGTTCAATCATATCTCGTTGATCGTTATTCTTCATACTAAGGAATGGCTCGGTATAAGTGTTTAGTGCAATTAAATGCTTAAACATATTATGTGGGAAACCAATAATTTTTTCAATTTCTTTTTGGGTTTCTCTACTGTCGCCTTGCTGTTCTTCTGAGAACGCATCTTCACCGTTAATAAGTAAACGTAAAACGTTAGGACGTCTGCCACGTTCAATACGATACTCGATACCTTCAATCTCAAATTCGACAGTAGTAATCATACCTTTGCCGTTTGTTTTATTGATTAAATTATCACGCCTAATATTAGTTAAGGCTTCACCGTACAATGCATAACTTAATGCATTAATAATAGTAGTCTTTCCTGTGCCGTTTCTACTGCCATCGCCACCCATGTCTAAGTTGTGACCCAACACAAGAGTTAATTGACAGTTATCAAAGTTTACGGCTTGTAGGTTATTGCCCACACTCATAAAATTCTTTGCACTTACATTTTTAATTTTTAGCATTAGTCTGTGTCTATACTGTTATAGATGTTAATCAAAACATCTTTTTGAATTGTGTTTGATTCGATAGTGTCTAACTGTTGTAATACAATTTGATTAACACTTTCAAACGTAATTTCTCCGCCTTCGTATTCCTCTTCTTCTTTAATAGGAACAAGTTGTAGTTCTCTTACATTATATTGCTCTGCAAATTTTTCTCTAATAAAATTTGCCTCTTCGTAACTTATACTCACATCAAGTTTTACTCTGGCATAAGTATATTCATCGAGCAAGTTAGCATGATTGTCTAATAATGTTCTTAAATTAAACACTCTATACTTAGGACCTTCTGCCCAATTTACATACTGTGGCTCACCGCCCCATTCGAGAAACATTGCTCCTCGTTCATCATCGTCTACGTCTGCATAGTTATGTGGGAAGGCATTACCAATGTAATGTATGTTATTTTTATATTGTCTTTTGTGAAAGTGCCCACTGAACACATACTCTGGTCCGCTTAACATCTTATCGTTAATGCCACCACCGTGGTCTGGCATCTCTACCATTGCGTTCATTTTAAAGTAAGGTAACTCAAAATGACCAAACATATACTTGCATTTCATTTTAGAAACAACTTTATAATCATCTCCGCATAACCAAGGAATGATCGCAACTTCATCTTTTTCAAAGAATTCGTCGCACATTACAAAGTTAGGTAAGTCACGAGCAAATTCAATGCTGTTTAACTCTCGCTTGTCTTTGTAATATAGGTCATGATTTCCTGTGATGAAATACACAGTTTCAAAGTTGTCATTAAGTTTTTTAAGATCTTTAATAGTAGCATTCATAGTAGCAACACTAATACTTGCTCTATGATGATGCCAATCTCCGAGAAAAATACATGTCTCTGCATTCCTGGCTTTTGCTTCTGCAATAAACCAGTCTACAAATCTACTACAATCTTCTATGTGTAAGCGACTATTCTGTTTTAGGCCGTAATGTATATCGGTAAAACAGGCCGCTGTCTTAAACAGTTGGCCCATATAATTTACTCTACGTTGTTCTCAATTTCGGATTCGGCTATTTCTCTAAGTTGACGTAATTCGTTTTCGTGTTGAATCTGTCTTCCGTAACTTGGTAAATGTCCTGAATCTATCAAGATGTCATCTCTGATAGTTTGATTTCTTTTTTCAATGTTTAATACTCTTGTAAAACTGTTATTAACTGCGGCAGTATAATAAGCAAACGGATTATCCGATTTTGCTTCATTAAACTGTAAGCCAATTTGAGATAACTGAACAAGTGCTTGTCCTCTCATTTCGTCTACATAAGTATAGCCTCTCCAGTTTGCTCTGTGAGAGTACCTTTCAACAAGTTTTAAAAACATAGTTCCTAACTTGTTTGTGATTCTTCCAGAATGCGGATCAAAGTGACCATTGCTTAAACTACCTTGCCAATGGCTTCTTGCAACTTCTTTAACTTCATCGTTAACGTATGCATAATGCTTGAATGGTGGGAAGTTTACTTTTGCTTTAGTTTCTGCTTCGTTCTTGGGATTTTTCTTCCTTCCAAACTCTAAAGGAATATGCTCCATACACATCACACGGAAAACTAAATCTTCTTGTGCTATGCTTTTTGGGTCTACTGCAAATTCTTTTTGCTTTGGCTTGTTTTTGTAATCATTAATATCGTGGACTGCCATGGCGGCCTGATAGGCAATTGACTGCATAATAGAAGCACGATTTTCACGGGCAACTTTAATGCTGTTTCTGTTGATTTTGCTAACATCCTCAAGAATTACATCAAATTCAAAGTATTTGTCGTCTGCAAGGTGGCAGAATGTCATTTTACTCTTGTGTATTTCTTTTAGAATATCTTTGTTGTTTAGGTAATTAACCTTTTTTGGCTGTGCCATTAACTCTCCTCAAAATTATAGTTCATTTATATTGTTAGTATTATACATGGTTATTGTGTAATGTCAATATATATTTAGCCACTTTTTTCTTTATAGTATGTTTTAATGAATTGGATAAATAGTGTTATGCCAAATTTAAAAGATTTTTTAACAGGTTCATTAACAGATGCCGCTAATCAAGGATTAGGGTTAATAGGTAACGATGCAGTACGTGGCCTTGTTGGTGGACTAATAGGTAAAGCAGGCTTAGGTGCATTGTACCCAGGCAGAGCAACACCTCCACGTAACCCTGAAAATAACTTAGTGTTCGGTGCAAGAGAATTAAGTGAAATGGATATTAGGCAAGAATTAAGTGAACAAAGTAACTTAGCGGCCAGCAGTATATCGACTAACTTAAACGAAGGCAAAGGTATTACTAAAAACTACGACTGGAGAGCAAGACTGAGACCTAAAGCCGCAGGAGCCAGGGCAATATACGGCCTAAGTGATTTAGCCTCTTCTCGTTCTATATTAGAACCACTTGCAGAAACAGGCGGTTTAGTATGGCAGTATACTCCACAAATTTTTATGAGCGGAATGGCTAACTATAATAGTGCAGAATTGCACGGAACCAACTATCCAATTAATACATTTATAAACAGTACACCTCCTACATTCCCTGTAACAGGCGACTTTACTGCTAATACAATAGCAGAAGCAAGATACTTAATGGCAGTTATACACTTTTTAAAATGTGTAACTAAAGCACACTTTGGAGATGCATCAGTTAGATCCGGAGCATTTGGAACACCTCCACCTGTATTACTTTTTGAATACATGGGAGAAAATGGATTTAAAAAAGTACCAGTTGTTGTTAGAACGTACTCTATTCAGTATCCAGATAATGTAGACTATGTTCCAGTTAAAGGCGGCAGTAGTGAAGACGATGTAACATTTGTACCAACAGTAGCAAATATAACAGTTGATTTACTTGTAAATCATACTCCTCATAAGATTCGTAAGAAATTTAGCATCGACTCATTAAGAACTGGTGCCGGTATTAAGGACGGATTTGTATAATGGCTAAACAAAGTTTTATAAATGCAGGAACATTACAAGGTAGGTTTACCGATGTTAATCGTTTACCAAGTGTACCTAAGAATCCATATGATGAAGAATACGTCATTCAAACAGATGCTGATGAACGCCCAGATATACTTGCATACAAACTATACGGTAGTGTAGATCTTTGGTGGGTGTTTGCATTAAGAAATCCAGACGTGATTGTTGATCCTATTAGAGACTTTAAAGCAGGAACTACTATATTCCTTCCATCAAGAGAAGTAATTAATTCGTTAACCGGGGCATAGCAGATGGTGACGTCAGCCGAAACGGCAAAGAATACGGTCACTGATACAGTTTCCGATAATACAGTAATCAATAGGTACTCAGGTAAAGTACAAGGTAAT